GAAGATCTTGCCGTCGATCGCGTAGTGGTCCGTCTTGGGCCACAGCTTGTCCTTGAGCTCGCCCGTGACGTAGCTGGCGACCTGGCTGACGCTCATGCGGGGGAACTGCGGGTTCGCCCTCAGGAACTCAACATAGTCCGCCCCGAACAACACGTCAAGATCGCCGTTGCCCCGGTCACCCTCCCACTGGTACGACACACCCGAGCCCGCGAGCCACGCATGCACCCACGTGTGGGGCATGCGCAGCCCGAGGATGCTCTCCAGCGCGGAGCACAGAGAATCCAGGAGTTCGCGCCTCACATATTCCTTGAGGTGGTCGCCCTCGAACAGCGCCGGATCGAGATGGTCAGACGGCTTCGAGAAGAAACCGCTAGTCATTTCGAGACCTGTCGACAGTCTGGGCGACAGCGGATGCCTGCCGGGCTGCCTCCGCATCTGCGCTGACACGGCCGACCGTCGCGAGCGCCTGGTTAGTCGCGACCAGACCGGCGAGACGGGCCGCGTGCTTGGCCATGATCTGGGCCTGAGCGGCAACGACCGCCTGCCTGATCTGGAGCGGGTAAAGGTACCCCATGACTGAGATGTCCTCGAACACGTTCGGGGACAGCCCGATGTTGCCGTCAACCGAGAACACCAGGAACGAGCACACGAAGGGCACTGAGTCCTCGATGTACTCCCGGGGTGCCACATTATCCAGATCCTTGATCGCGGCCATGAGGATCTCGTTGAGAGCCCCGTACATGTCGTCCAGGGTGGCGGCGCGCTTGGCCTCGACTAGATGGGCGAGATCGTGGTCGAGGATGACCGTTCCGCCATCGGAAGCGACCCCGACGATGAAAGCCCACGCGACGGACATGGGGCCTGACGCCCCGGATGGCTTGGGGGCTGCGAGAGCCCTGCCGTTAGTCCCTATCAGTGCCACCGTAGAGTCCTTCCGAGACAGTCTCGGGCTGGGGCGCGTTAGCCTTGGCGATTTCCGCCTGCTCGGCCAGCAGCAGCTTGGCCGGGCTGAGCACCGACGTGGCCTTCTGGAACAACGCGCGAAGTGCGCCGCCTGTCCTCATGTCGAATGTGCTCTCCATGAAGATGTTGTACGTCGCATCGCGAGCCCAGGCCCGGAGCTGGCCACGGCACAGGGTCACAGCGCGCTGGTACTCTTCGTCCACCTTGACCTGCGCGTAGCTGAGAGCCTCCTCATAGTTCTTGAGTGACGAGTTGTAGGCCCCGGCGAGCTCAATGTACTGGCCCTCGTAGTTGTTCTGGACGCGGGCTACTTCCACATTGTGGGTTGACCTCAGCATGAATGGTGACTTCATTACCCCTCCTCTGGCTTGAGTTCCGTGAGTGCAGCTTCGAGTTCCCTGATCCGGGCATTCAGGGTGTCGATGACATCCGTGTGCCGGAAGTAGGCTTCCCAGTACGTAGTAGAGCACGACGCAAAGTGGTTGTCAACCCAGCGATCGTAAGTGCTGACCTTCATGAGCCCGAGCATCAGTAGAAGCCCCGCTCCTTGTTGGCCCGCTGCATCACGATCGAGTGGTAAGGGCAGAACGCGCACAACGACGTGCCCGGACGCTGGGAATGACGCGTCGTCAGGCCGAGCTCCTTGCGGATGTCAACGGAATCAGGCACTAGCTTCTTGCGAGGGCTGCGGTAATCCTGGCAGTTCGTCGTCCTGTTGTGCTGACGCCAGCATGTCAGGGCGTCGTCCTTGAAGTTGTCCCGGGCGTGGTAAAGCTGGTCGCCCAGTCCCAGCTCGGTCGAGTTCTGCGCCTTGCTGAGCTGCGCGATGATCTCGCGGCGACGTGACGGGTCTTCCCACGACTGCTGGTTGACCGTGGCGATGCCGCCCATGGACGGCATGAAGTGAGGGTTGCCGTCAGGGTACTTGTGCTGGAGAAGACGTGAGTTGAGCGTGTCGTCGTACTCGGGAGGCCCGTCAAACCAGGGCAGCTCGTCAATCGACTGGCACGTCTTGCATAGAAGCAGACGAAGACGAGGGCCGTCAGCGTCAACGACCTTCTCGTCTTCCTTCGTCTGAGGTAGTGCTACCAAGTTAGGCTCCGAATATAGTTGTTTAAGCCGTTACAGACATCCTAGCAGACGCCGGTCAGGTTGGCAACTACGCGGTAACACTCATTCGAGCAGAAGCCGCCACACCCTGTCCACCTTCGGCGGTCACGGAGATCTCGTACACCTTGTTGCGCGTCAGGCCCGACACGGTTGTCGCCGTGCCCGACACAGTCAGGGTCTTGAACACAGCGCCCGCGTCGGTGATCTCGACCTTGTAGCTGGCTGGCTTAGCGCCGTCCACGGCGGCTACCTCATCCCACGCGATCGAGATGTCGGCTGCCACACGGAGACCTGTCGGTGCCCCGAAGGGCTGCACGGTCGGTGCCTTGACGAGCAGCCCCCATGTCGCCGGGCCTACGACGCCATCGACGGTCAGCTTGTGGTCCGCCTGGAAGGCGGTCACAGCGGCGAACGTAGACGTTCCGAACGATCCGTCGACAACCAGCTTGGGGTTGGCGTGCCAGTCATTCAGGCGCGTCTGGAGGGCCTCTACGTTGGTGCCCGTGTCGCCCTTGGTCAGGGTCGGGTACGGGTTGGGGCTGGGGGGCGTGTTGCGGGTGAAGAAGTTGGCCTCGCACACCGACTCGTCAAGGCTGCGGCCATCGGCGGTCTGGGTGAACTGGGTAGCGTCGGCCGAAGTCTCGCATTCCTTGCAAGTCGTGGGACCGCACAGGTGGGACTCGTTTGTGAAGTGGGCGGTCCAGACTCGGACTGCGGTCCTGGGGATTCCCGCGTTGGCCAGAGTCCTCAACGCCCCGTCCATGTTGCTGACAGCCGCGTACACGGTCGGCTTGGTCACACCAGCGCTCAGGGACTTCTTGTACCACGCGACGAGCTGCGCGTCGGTGGCAGCGCCCTTCTCGATGTCGAGCGCGTCAGCGACGTCGTTCGCGTTGACGGCGATCGACAGGATGTCCGCGTTGGGATGCGCTGCCCTGATCTGGGCGAGGTTGTTGTAGAAGCCGTCATCGTAGGCGGCGTAAGCGTCAGCGTCGGGCAGGAGCGCGACGTTGGCGTCATCGAACATGAAGATAGTGGCCATTAGTGGCACTCCCCTGGCTGGCGTGTGTCGGTTGGGTACAGAGGAGTCATGGTCAGCCCGTCAGGCGTCGGCATGGTGCGCGCCTCGGTGATGCCGTAGTACTTCCACGACAGGTCGAGCAGGTTATCGGGTGTGATGTACTCTACGACGCCGCCACGGTCCTTGATGACCTGCTTGTACGTGCCGTCGACACTGCCCTGCTCAAGCTCGCGGTTCACGGAGCGGTTGCGTGTGGGGTAAGCCATGTTGATCCTCTCATACGCTTACCCCCCAGTATACGCGGAAAGGCCCGAGTCCCCTGGTGAAGGGCTCGGGCCTGATCGCTATGCGCCGTCGAGCGTTGGCTTCGGTGGAAGCTGGTCGACATCGACGTACTTCATCTTGCACATGACCGGGGTCATGCGAACCGCCTCGCGCAGGTAGAAAGGCTGCTCGGGCCGACCGACGATGCCTTCGAGCTCGTGGCCCGGGTAGGTCGACTCGTAGAACCGGTTCTCCATCTTGTCCCATGCGTCCAGGACGGTCGTGCAGTCCAGGGTCTTGACGACATCGAAGCCGAGGCGATGAGCGACCGCCGACATGCTGCCGTGCCCGATGAACGGGCATGACAGGTTGATTCCCCAGTGCCCTCCCATCTGGATGTCGAAGGTGATGAATCCCGGGGTGTCCCGGTACCCGCCGCCCTTCTGGATGCCCGCTCCGTAGCCCTCACCGAACACGATGACATGGGTGTCACCGAACTCGGCACGCCACGCGTCGATGTCGATCAGCGCCATGAGCGAGTTCCGGATGTGGTCGGTGAACTGCGCGTTGTCGGTCCTGCCCCCGAGATGCACCTTCACGCCATCCCAGTAAAATCGGATGTTCGTGCCGTCGATCTTCTCGGTCCAGTACCACACCGCGTCCTTAAGGTCGCGGATGGCCTGGGAAGCGAACTGACCGGGCAGCACGAGGTTGCCCTTGGGGTTGCGCTTCCACAAGCTCTGAATCTTCGGGTACGTTGGAAATGTAATGTCCGTCACCAGTCGCCCTCCTCGTTGTTGATATGAGAAGACTACATGCCCGGGTCTAGCTTGTCAACCCTTGCCGCAGCAGCAACGGCAGAAGCAGTACCGTGTGATGCACGTGCAGCAAGAGCACATCGCGGGCAGACCGCGCCTCTTCGTCTCGTGACCGCATGAGTGCTGAACGCGTGATGCCCTGAGAGCTTCCAGTAGAGCGTACATGTCGCCTCCCTTCAACAGAAGGCTAACACTTGGGTCTACCGGTGTCAATGCGTGACTAGGACCCGAGGGAGATGGAAGGAGCGGTGCTCGCCATGCCGCCCCCGGAAGCCGATCCTGAGTAGTCGAAGATGCTCATCTGGGGCGCGTTGCCCGCAGCCTGCCCGAGAACGTCGTCAAGGGTCGGCTGAGCCGGTGTAGGCCCGGTTGCGATCACTCCGGTAGGAGCGTACACGCGCAGATCCTCAGACGGGGTATCGGGGCTCGCAGCCCACACAGCCTGGTTCATCTTCATGATCTGGGTAGGGTCCTGGCGGGTAGGCCCGGTAGGAGTGCCCATGCTCGACCACGGCTGCTGGCCGCGATCGTAAACGGTGTCGACGGTTAGCGGCATTACAGCGCTCCTGGGCACATGGTGTCAAACTGACCGCCAAGGTTCGGATTAGCTTCCATAGATCTCAGCATCCCGCTTCTTCTTGTGCTCCCTGACTGCCGCCTTAACTTCGTCAGGATGTACCTTGCCCTCGACGCGCAGGCTAGTTCGTGTCAGGTATTCACTGGAGGTGCCAAAATCCCTGCGCCTGTCTTCACCGGGTGAAGATGGGGTCACCCTGTACACATTCGACCCGTAACGATCGGCAGCAGGAAGACTGTCGGTGTAGAAGACGTGAGACCTTCTAGCTCCTTCTGGGGTTAGCTCCTTGCCCGGACTGAAGTCGTGGTTCGACGCGTGGTAGAACTGCTGCTGGCTAAGCTCCATCAGATAGCCCCTGAGCTGACGCCGCTCCAGCGGGGCAGCATGGTGCTCATCTTGGCTGCACGCGACGGGTCGATGACTGTGGTCGGGTTCTTGGCGGGATCGCCGCCAGCCTGGGTCAGGGCGCGCTCGACCTCGCGTGATGTAGCGCCTGCGAGCTTGCCGTCGTTGGCGATCATCTCCACGGGGTCTCCGGTCGGTGCCATCTTCGGGGTCATGAACAAGACAGCGCCCTCGGAGTCGACGGGCACCGCCTGCATCTGGCGCTCAAGGCCCGAGTTCGGGTTGAAGCCCGCTTCCCAGTAATAAGCCGACTTGGGCTGGAGTGACCCGGCGTGAACACCGCGCTGGTAGCTGGTAGACGTCAGACGTGATCCCAGGGCCGCCTGCATCTTGTCAGACTGCCTGTCGGTGATCGCGCCCAAATAGCCGTCTGGATACGACGCGCCCGGGGCGAAGCCCGCAGCCTGCCTCTTAGCATCCAGCGGCGACCTGGCTGCGAGCATGTCTGTGCCACCACCGGCTCCGTACGCGGGAGCTGACGGGTTGCCTACCCCGCCGGGGTAGTTGTTGAAGTACCAGTTCGCGCCAGTGTTGCCGGTCATGCGTCTCCTAGGAGTGCTTTACGATCCCGCCGACTACGCCGTGAGCGAACGCCTCGTTGCGACCGCTGCCCACGTTCTGCTGCTTGCGCCCGCCGTCGATCTTGAGAGGTGCCCGGCCCTTGGCCAGGATGTCGGAGTCGTTCTCTGACGCTCCCTCGTCGGTGTACCCGAAGCGACGACGGTGACGCGCCCCGAGGGCTTCCGAGTCGGTAAGCTTGTCGGGGTCGTCAGACTTGCCTGCTTCGACCTTGGCGAGGACGTCATCCGCCTCGTTCGCCATCTAGATCACTGACCCCGACTCGTAGCGCTTGTCCCAGAAGTCCTGGTTGCCGACGCGTGACGGCATGACGCGCAGTCCGCGTCCGGTCTGGGAAGCCTCGGGGGCGTTCGGGTAGCTGATCGTGGTCATCGGGGTGAAGCAAGGCCCGGAGTGCTCCCCGGTAGCGTCAGACCCGACACCGCGAGCGGCAGTCCCGCCTGCGAGAGGGCCGCCTGACGCGTTGCCCTTCGGGCGCATGGTTGTGTACGGGCTGCGGTCACCGGACACGTTGACGAGGCTCGTCGTCATCGGCTCCTCCCCCATCTTGGGGAAGTGCGTCGTGGTGGTGTCTCCGTATGCACGGGTTACTTCGGCCATTGTGTACTCCTAGCTAGGGCTAGTTACAGTATAGCCGAGCTAATAAGGACGGCCGATCATGTTAAGCAGCTTCTCGGCGTTGTAAGTGTTCGTGTCCGAGCCGTCGTTACTGCCGACGAATCCCACGCCCGGAAGCGTCTCAGCCTGGTCGACCGATGACTGCCCGTTCCCTGTCGGCATGACCGACTCAAGCACCGAGTTCGGGGTGAACCCCATCTGCGATGTCGGGGATGACTGATCGCCCTGTAGCGATGACGCCACGTGGTAGGGGTTGCCCGTGCTTCCCTGGCTGAACGCCTCGTTGCGCCCGACCTGGTCAGCGCCGCCGCCTGCGGAGTTGAGATCCATGCTGCCCCTAGAAGATTAGGTCGAACGTGATGGCCGTGACCACCTTGTCCGGAAGTGTCACGTCTGTGAATCCGATCCTCGCCAGCAGGTCCACGCCCTGAGGTGCCACGTAACCGCGTCCCACGGCAATCGCCTTGACCGCCTGGCTGATAGCGCCCGCCCCGATGGCCCTGAGCTCAACGGGGTCTCCCGCGTACACGGCGTGCGCTGTAGCGCTGCCTAGCTTGCCGACCGGTGTGCTTGACGATACGAAGAGGATCTTCTTGCCCGAGTCCTGTCCCATGTGTGCTCCATTCGTTAGACCAAGGATAGCCTAACGCGAGCGCGAAGTCGGACGTCGCTTCCGGGGCGTCTTCTTGGGAACCTTCCGCTCCCCGAGAACACGCACCGCAGGCGGCGTGCGAAGGTAGTCTGCCATGCGCTGGGCGACCTCCCAGTCCCTCAGCCTGCCCAGCACGTACCTATTGCAATACGAGCACAGCACGCCCCGGACGACGCCCGTCTTATGATCGTGGTCGACCGAGTTGGAGATTCCGGTCAGCTCCTTGAGGCAAACGCAGCAGCGAAATCCCTGGGAGGCCAGGATATCCAGGTACTCTCCCAGGGAGATGCTGTAAGTGCGGCGCAGTGAGCTATCCCTGCGCTTCTCCTGCTCGGTCAATAGGTGTGGCAAGGGTCCAGTCCTCGAAGTGCTTGTTGATCAGGCAGTACGGTGACCGCTTCTCCCTGATCATAGCAACACTCTCCTCGGCCGTCAAACCCGACATCTGGAGGACCCGGCTCATGACGAGCCCGGACCTGTTCAGACCGGCCTGACAGTGGATGAGGACATGGCCTAGCTTCCCGTACTCGTACGCCTTGCGGGCGATCTCGTCAACCTGGGTCAGCGGCTGGCCGAGCGAGTCGAGCATCGAGTACGTCTTGTGCGCCTTGAGCTGGTGCTTGATGCGGTACTTCTCAGACCTGTACAGCCCGATCACGTACTCGATGTGCAACGGGAGGACAACTCCGTCTTCGACGCCGCCCTGGTAGAAGTTTCCGTGGATGTGCGAGATGAACGGCATGTCAACGCTGATGTACCCCGTCTGGGTCTCCCCGGAGAACACGATGCGGTCAGTTGACTCCGCATCGAGCGCGCCGTTCATCCGGGCCTTCTCGATGATGCTAATCTTCGACACCTCCCCTGTGCCAGTCGAGGCGGCGGCCTTCCTCAGCGGCCCGGAGTGACGCCCGCTCCATGATGACCGCCTTTTCCTCGTCGTAGGCGGCCAGGATAGAGCTCTGGGCCGACCCGAGGTAGAGCTGACGCAGGTAGTCATCCTTGCCGCCCACGCACTCGAACCGTGCGTGGAGCATGCGCATGGCCGCCATCAGCGTGTGCCCCTCCATCCCGAATCCCTCGACCACCATCGTGGGAGTAAGGTCCGGGCAGCGCTTGAGACGCTTCCACCCCAGGACGCCGTTGTCGTACCGGAGCATCGCCTCGCGAAGGTAGTGCTCGGACTTCTGAAGGTCGTTGAGGCCGCCCTTCTTCTTCCACCGGGTCAGGTACTTGAATGAGTTGCCCAGGTAGAAGTCCATCTCGTACGCGTCGTAGACGTCGAACGGCTGGATGCCCTTGCCTCGGTAGTGCTCGGGCGCGTTGGCGAGCCCGATGTCGCCCGCTGTCGTGTTTACATCGGTCACGGTGTCTCCTGTCGTGAAAGGCTCATCGGGGTGGAACGGGAACGAGTACGGGTTGAAGTAGATCGGGCGAGGCCCGGGATCTAGTATCACCGACTCCCAGGGGTCCGCTACAGCCATACTGCCTCCTAACGTTGATAGGCCCGAGTCTACGCGAAGACCCGGGCCTTGTCAACTACTTGAATCTGGGCCACACCACGTAGGTGTAGCCGACGCGCGGTTCGCCCGTGACGATCCAGATTAGCGTGCCTACGAGCAGCAGCCACATGAGCAGGATGAGGACCAGGACGGTCAGGTACAGCGCCCAGAACGGTGACGCAAGAAGTCGGATGAGTAGCATTTTCACCTCCTAGCGGCTAGATAATGGACGGCCAGCCAGATCAGAGCGCCGTCCTTGTCGCGGAACTCCCCTGCGTCCTGCGCGTCGACAGCATCGCGGAGGATGATCTTGAAGTCAGGACCCGGCTTCATCCCGGCGGCGATCAGGTCGTCCCCGGTCAGGATAGGCTTCTCAGGACCGCTGCTCACGCCCGCGAGCACCGCCTCCCTCATCCAATCGTCAGACGACCGGACGAAGTGCAGCTCGGCAATGCTCGACGGAACCAGGTCCCGGGCGAGCCTGCGCACACCCGCAAGGGTCTCAGGCTCGTCAAACGCGGGGATGTTCTCGACTAGCGGAACGATCCTCTTGACGATGTGCCCCGGGCACCCGATGCGCTCCAGGAACGAGACAACCAGCTCGGTGCCCAGACCGTCCAGCAGGGCGGCAAACACGAGCACGAGCCTGTCCTCGCCCTTGATCTTGCACTGGTCTGCCCTTGACGCGGTAAAGTCGGCCCGGAAACCAGAGCACAGGACAAGCTCGGGGAACATCCCGGTCCAGCCCGTATCGTCCAGCGCGTACAGCGCCTTGTGGATGTGGACGCCCTTGGTGCCGATCTTCTCCCACTCAGTCCACACGCGCTCCTTCGACAGCTCCGTGTACCGGTCCTTGAGGGGGAAGCACACATCGACAGTGAACGGGTGAATCCAGAAGCCCAGGCGGGCGACGAACTGAATAGCCCGCAGTACCCTCAGAGGGTCGTCACCGAACGTCGAGTCATCGACGTGGCGGATGCACCGCCTCGCTATGTCACCGAGGCCGTCGTGGAAGTCGAAGATGGTCCCCGAGTCGGGGTCGAGCATGAGGGCGTTCATGGTGAAGTCACGGCGCTTGCACGCGCTGCGCAGGTCAAGGCGAGAGTCAACCTTGACCTCGAAGCCCCGGTGCCCGGGTCCTACCTTGGAGTCGGTGCGGGGCAGCGACACGTCGATGTCAGTGGTTCCTGACCTTACCTTGAACACCCCGAACGACTTGCCCGCCTCGGTAACGGAGGCGACTCGCTCCAGGGCTCCCTGTAGCTGCGACGGGGACAGGAAGTAGACCTCGATATCGACATCCTTGCCGCCCAGCCCCATGACCTGATCGCGGACGCTTCCTCCGACGATCACGGCGTATCCCCCGGCGGCCTTGATGCCGCGCAGGACAACTTCCACGTCACTGTTCATTCTGCCTCCTTAAATGGCTATAGGGCGACTCTACCGAAGTAGAGCCGCCCTGTCAACTAGAAGTCGCCCGGCGCAGCTTGCAGGCACTTGATGCCGAGCTTGTCCCGCCACATGTCGACAACACGGTTGCGGTCATCGATAGCGCACAACACGTTGTAGTACATCCGAACGCTGTCGTTAAACAGCTCGAACTTGACGATCGCGTCGTTGCGGTTGTCGCCCTCATTGCGCATGATCAGCTCCGAGAAAGGCCCGGCGTAGTGCTCGTGCAGCCACTCAAGAGTGTCGCCGTAGCACGTGACGGGTCGGCCCGACATGAACACGATGTGAATGCCCAGCGAGGCGATAGCCCGGACGATCATGATCACAACAGGGTCGGGGATGTCCTCCTTGACGCGGTGGTAGTCGTGAGGTCCGCGACTGACCATGTGCGCCATCGTGCCGTCGATGTCAACGATGACTGCCTTCGGCAGAGTCTCGTCGGGGATGTACACGTCCGACTCGAAGTCGGCACTGTTCTCGACGGGGAACGGCAGGGGGTACCCATGTGTCTTGACGAACCGCTCGTACATGCCCTCGATCACGGACACAGGGACGGGCAGCTTGTCGCGACGGTTCAGGTTGCGCTCGATGCAGGTAGCCAGGGGCACGTTGGTCATGTCCCAGACCTCGACCTCGCAGTCGAGCGATCGGGCGATCTTGGCAAGGTCGCGTGCGTGGCGCTGGGGCAGGTTAGTGTCCGAGCACACGACGCTGACGCCTCGCTTGAGAAGGTCCTTGATCGCGGTGTGCGAGATCACGGTAACCATGGCCTCCTGCTCGTGGGAGCCGATGTAGCCCCCGTGGAGCATGTCCCTGATCGAGTCTCGGTTGACCTCAGCGCGGTTGCGCGGGTCTTCCAGCACCCAGGCTCGTGCCCGGGTTGACTTACCCGAGCCTGGCAGGCCCCGGGTGATGCACAGTGTCGTCATGCCTTCTCCGTTCCTAATCAGATGCTGCCGTCATTGACTTGCCCGCCTCGGGCTTGCACGTCGACAGCACGGCCTTGTAGATGTCCTTGCCGTCTAGCAGCATGAACAGCCATCCCTTGTACGGGGAGTCCTTGACAGCCAGAGCGAAGTCCTTCCGCTCCGGACGGCCGATGTGGCCTCCGGGGAGGCTGCTGAGAACACGGTAGTACTCCCTGTAGGTCTCCGCAAGGTTCGTCGCGACCTCCGAGAGAATCTTGGCGTGAGCCTTGAAAACCCAGTCCCAGAACTCCTCAGGGAGGTCCCTCTGGATATCCGAGAGGGAGTCGCCCGACTTCATGCGCTCCCACACAGCGCGCTCGTTCATGCCCGTCACGATCCGGTGCAGGGCAACGTACTGCGGGTACTTCAACTTCGCCCTGTTACCCGAAACCAGGAAGCGCACAACAATGCCCTCTGCGTTGTCTCGCTCGGGGTCAGACAAGGCGTCCCTGAGTGTCTTGTAAGGAAACTTGTTTACAATCCTGAAGGCTTGCGCCCTGACTTCTTCTCCCATGGTCGTTCCCTTCCTGATAGCCATGTCCTGATGCGATGACAATTAGAGCATACAACGTCGCACTTAGCTACCTCATCAGCAAGACCCTTCAGGCTCTTGCACTGACTGACGTTGAACTTCTTCTCACCCCGAACGTGGTCGAAATCCATGCATACTGACGGAAATTCGCGCCCGCAGTCCGCGCAAGGTGCATCCTTAAACGCTAGTACCGCTTCTTGTATCTTCCTGCGCGCATCCTTGTGATGCGCTGAAACACGCCCCTTATTGTCTGCGTGCCATGTCCGCGTCTTAGCGTTACGGGCTTCCCTGTTCTTGTCCCTGTCGCGCTTCTGGGCGGCTGATCTGCACGCAACGCAGATCAGCCAGCCCTTGTCATTGACCTTCGTGTTCTCCGGAGTCATCTCGTGGAGACCTCGCCTGCAATAGCCCGGGGTCTTCTGGTAGATCGACGTCACTGCCTGTCTCCTTATCGATGATTCCTATGAGGACCAGGCCCTCCCAGTCGTAGGATAGCACGATACGGTTCCAGCTAGCAAGTATCTCGAACAGGTAAGTGTACTTCGGGTTGAAGTATCCGTAATCGGCATACTTCCTGAACCACGCAGTAGCCCATAGGGCCTGGTCAGAAGCGAAAGACCCCCGAGTCGCCACTGCGTAACCTCCGGATGGAACGGGGTATAGTATCCCCAGTGACCCATCTTCCTTGTTCGTGACCTCTACCTGCGCGTCAAGATCCAAGCTGCCCGGAGGAAGCTGCTCGTAGTTGAAGAACTTCGCGAACGGCCTGGCTACTACCTCAAGGGTGTCGACGTTGTAGATCAGGCCACGGCACGCCAGGGTCACGTCGTCCCAGTTCGACTCCCACGCCGTCTTCTCGGTGTAGTTCAGGATCGCCAGCGGCTCGGTCGGGTGACTCTGCCTGCGGACGTAGCCGTCCTCAAGCGCGTTGGCCAGGTCGGTGATCGAGAACATGTCATGCAGCTTCATGTTGCCCTCCTTCTGTCTCAGTCAATTTACTCTCGTCAGCGACCAATGTCAAGGGGCGGCCCGAAGGCCGCCCCGCACTGCAAACTGCTCGAAGCCTGCTTACGAGCTAGATGCTCTCGTAGAAGGTCACGGTGCGCTCGACCGGCTTGACCTCGTACAGGTCGCCGTCCCAGTCGGTGCCGTAATCGGACTCGTAGTACCCGTCCATGCGGAAAAGCTGGTCACCGATCTTGAGAACGAACCACGTCTCGTCGCCCTGGCCCTCGCCGCCGAAGCGGGTCACGAGCTCGTACGCGACCTCGGTTCCGTCGATCTTGATCTTGCCCGAGCCGTCTCCGTAGCTGACGTTGCCCCAGCTCTCGTTCTGCCCGTTCTCACCGTCCTCACCGTCCTCATCGAAGTCGGCCTCGAACGCGTCCTTGATCTGCTGTGCGGTGTAAGTCACGTGTGTCTCCGTTCAGTCGTAGCTTGTGGATGTTGTCCTTGTGCCTCCGAACGTAGTCTACATCGGGTCGGAGCAGCTTGTCAACATTGAGCATCAGAAACAACGCCCATTCCCCTTTAAACAGGGACGTTGCCGTCTTGCGCAGCGCCTTGGCGTACGCTGCCGTGGGGCTGCCGTGGTAGTTGTTCGGGATGAGCCACCTCTCAAGCGCTGTCGCGTACACCTCCTCGCGGACCAGGTTGAGCTGGGTTCCGAGATCCATTGCCCGGAACTTGGAGTTATCTACCGCCACCTCGGAGCCTTCCCTGAGGATCGACTCGTACAACGGGCGGTCCCCGTACGCGATCGTCTCGTGGATCGAGTCGTGGTCGTACTTGCGGGGCACCGCGTCATCGAAGAAGTCCTTGGCCGTCTTGTCAAGCGACACTGTGTGCCTGCGGTACGAGTCGGCCCATATAGGGCGCAGAATGTCATACAGAGGGCGGATGAACTGCGCCCCGTTCGCCTTGAGGAACACGATGTCACGGGTGTGCTTGTCCCAGTTCTGCGTCGTGTTGATGACCCAGAACGAGTGCGACACCTTGATCGTGTAGAGCTCGTCGGGGGTGGCTACCGTGCCCCAGTTCCAGGCAGCGATCCTGTCGTCAGTGAACATGTCGTTATGCTCGAACGGCATCCCCAGATAGGTGCGCACGTCGTCGCCGGTCACGTACCAGTCCCAGTCCTTGGGTTCCCGAAAGTCGGGGAAGTGCCACCTTATGGCCCGAGAGCCTACGAGTGTGTACATTACGCCTCCTTGTTCGCGCGCCTCTCGTCGTACGGGAGGCAGTTCTTGCACGTGCCGGGGAACCTGCACCCAGGCTCATCGCCAGACTTGATAGCGTCCTTGATGGCAATCGCCTGGCTGACCAGCTTCATCGATCGTTCCTCACTGTACCTGATCGTGAAGTTCTTGACAAGCTGGTTCCACTTGCTCTCGTAGATGAACTCGGCTGATGTGAAGGGATATCCCCGGACGTCGCAGATCCACAGGTAGATGTCGACCTGGTTCACGTGTGTCTTGAACGGACGGGTGATGTCCTTCCACATCTCCTTGAGGTCGACCTGCTTATCCGAGTAGTACAGATTGTAGAAGTCGGGGTCCTCCATGCGCACGGTGCCCTCGCCAACCGACTTGATCTCGGCCAGGGTAGTCCACGCGGCACCATCAGCGTGCCCGCACATCAGCGCTTCGGCCTCGGCGTCCAGGTTGACCTCGGAGTACTCCCAAAGGTGCCCGTACGGGCCGCAGGTACCATCCCACGCACTGCCCGGCTCCTCCGACGCGCACACCATGCTCTTGCAGATACGGCACTTCCAGTCGCCCCACAGCGGGGTCGCCTCGCGCATGCGCTGCTGCCACTTGGCGTGGATGCTGTGCCCCTCATCGAAGATGTTCTGTAGCCCGTAGTCGAACTTGGCAGGCTCGACAGGACCCTCTACGATGCGCAGCCACACAGCGCGAGGGCAGAAGTCCTTCTGGTGGGACAGCTCAGACGGGTGGATGATATCCCACCGCCTGTTCTCCCCCTCCATGTGCTTGCCCAGCATGTGCTCGCGGATAGCGGGGACCAGCACGCCCGGGGCGTTCTTGGCCTTGGCGCGCTCTGCCAAAGCGCTGCTCAGCCTCACTTGACCAGCTTGACGTCGATGTACTCGGCCTTGGGCACCTTTAGGACGAGCCCGATGTCGATACCGGCAGGCTGGAACGTCACTGCTACCCGCTCGACATCCTCAGGGGTTATGCCTCCGTTGACGAGCAGGCAGTTGTTGATCGCCTGCTGCACGTCGAACTCATCGAGCAGACCCAGTGTCTGGGTGCGAATCTCGTCGCCAATCTCTTCGAATGTCATTCTTCCTCCAACTCTGGCGGTGCCTTGCCTTCTCGGATACGCTCGTCCATCAGAGCCTGTAGCTCTGCTGACGAACGCCACTTCCACTCGGGGTGGGCTGTCTCCATCTTGGAGCTCCACCTCCACAGCCTGCGCATAGTTCGCCTGTCCTCCTCGGACATGCCTCCCCACACTCCGTACTTCTCGTTGTTGAATGTCGCAAACTCCAGGCACTTCTGCCTCATCGGGCAGACTACACCGTCTTCGGTGCCATTGCAAATCGCCAGCACAGGAGACGGGTCCTCCTCATCGAACCAAGGGTCGTAGACTTCCGACTCGCCCGGCTCTCGATGCGGGGCAGTGCCCAGGCACTTGGCATTCGACCAGTCGGGCGCGTCTCCGCGCAATCGGAGAACCACTAGACTGCCCACCGTTCAACTTCATTCTCTAGGCGGACAACCTGGTCGCGTAGTTGCATTAGTTCAGTCTCTCGTTCAATGAAGTCATCCTCTGTCGTGACGACGTAGCGCTTGGCTGCCCTGCCAAGGCCGCGATCGAAAGCGACTAGCAGGGCGGGTCGTCGCGCGTCGGACAGGGCGTGGGTCTCGGCGGTTTCCAATGTGGACAGCGCCATCGGGTAACTCAGGCGCGTAGTAGTCTTGACCTCGATGGACCACTCATCGTTCCTGACATCGTTCTTGACGTTACCCGACCCGGATGCAGGGGTCACACGGCCGAGCATGTTGCTCGCCGTGACGTTCTCCTGCACCCGGGCCTGCCGGTGAGCCCTATCCACTGACGAACTCTGCCGTCACGTCAGTCCAGCCCGAGGTGGCCTCAGCGTTTGCGGCCTCAATGATCTTGATGCCGCCTCCCTTGGGCCAGCGAGTCACCTTGGGCTTGGAATACGCGGCGGTCAGGGCCACCATGGCACGGCCTCCGTACTTGACGTCACCCGACTTGTACGTCAGCTTGAACAGCCGGTCGTCACGCACCGAACATCGCCTGCCTGTCGAGCTCACGGGCGCGGGCCTCGCGGATCAGCTTGTTCTTGTTCCTGGCCTTGCGCGCCTTGTTGACAGGCTTGGTCTTGCCGCCACGGTGCTTCGAGATGCGGGTCGCGTTCAGCCTGCGGCCAGGTGCTACAACTTCCTCGAACGGGTTCTCGATTTCCATCAGAAGTCCTTGAACAGAGCGTCGGAGATGGCCTGCTTGCGAGCCTCGTCGGGGTCGACGGGCGCTGCTTCCTCGCCCGGGACCTGCGTCGGTCGAGTATCCTCCATGATCTGCTGTCGCAGCTCGGGATCAGCCGCGATCATGTCGAGGACGCGGTGGTAGTAGTCGTACGCCTGGATGTGCTCATCACGGGTGACCGGGATGAACGTTCGGTCGATCTCGTTGAGGACGGACTGGATAGCGTACGCCCCAGGGATACTGCGTGAGTCGACGCCCATAGCCATCAGCGACAGCCTCAGCGACTGCATCATGGCTCGGACGTGGATCTTCATGGCCTGCACGATAAACGTGAGGTCGTTGACGCCCCCTGCGAGGATGCCCTGCACGTCCTCCCGGGTAAGATGCCCGGTCTGGTCTGGGTCAGTCATTAAACCTCCACTTGTCCTAGCTCCGACGTGTCCGTGCTGGCGGCGAGTACCTCACTGCGCAGCACCTCTCGTAGAAGACTATCCGAGCGCAGGGCGTCTGTCAATCCTGCGAGTCCGTTCCACTGCTGTCCCGAGTACCTGTACCAGGCACCGGCACGCTTGATCAGGCCGAGGCTGATCGCGATCGTCGCGTACTCCTTGGCCACGTCGTAGTCTCCCCGCTTGAACCCGAGGGTCGGGGCGTCAGCGAAGTAGAAGTCGACGGTCGCGGTCTTCTGGGGGGCGTTCGACTTGTTCTTGATGGTCTTCATCTTGATTGTCTGCCCGACCTTCTCCTCCTCCGACCCGGGGCGCTTCTCCTTGAGGAAGTCGCCGTCCCTGGTGATCTCGATCCGGGTGTAGAAGAAGTAGTCCTTGCCCTTGCCGCCTGGGCTGATCTTCGGGGTGCCGCGAGGACTGAAGCCCCCGATCTGGTCACGCCACTGGTTGATGATGAGCCCGAAGAAGGGGCGCTCGGTGCCGTCGAGCGACCTGACGGACGCCAGGTTGGCCTTGCGCACGAACTTGTTCATGAGCTTGGCCCCGGTCGCGACGGTGAACTCCTCCATCGTCTTCTCGGCCTCCTCGCCCGTCGTCAGGGCCGGGTACGAGTCAAGGACCAGGCAGTCGAACTCCCTTGACTCGGTGCCGAGCACGAGGGTGTCGAACGCCTGCTCCATGAGACGGGTCGACACCACAGTGACACGGTTCAGGTCCACGCCGAGCGCAGCCGCCTGATCCTTGTCGAAGTGCTCTCCAGCCACCCACAGGGCCTCGAAGTCGGGGTCCATCCTCTGGTTCGCTGCAATGCACTTGAACGTGGTCGCGGTCTTGCCCGCTGACGGCAGCCCGATGATCTCGGTCCACTGGTTCGCCGGGTAGCCCCCGCCTAGCGTGCTGTCCCATGTGAGGGAGCCAGACGTGTACCTCCGGGCGATGATGAGCTCTGATGCCTGGACTACGAAGTCCCCGCCAAGGCGCTTGTTCATCTTGGCTGCGAAGTCTGCTGATGACATTGAAAATCCTCCTTACCCATAAGTATCCCAGGTAAGGAGGCTGAAGTCAAACATAGCATGCAGTTGTAGGTGTGTCAATGGCGGACGCCTGCCAGTTGTGCGCCGATCGGCTGGAGGGTCGTCCGGTGCTGGACCTAGGGATCGAACCTAGCGTGCCTAAGGCGGCAGGGTTACAGCCTGCCTGGTACTCCAGTACCTGCCCAGCATGGCCCGGTCAAGCTTATTTATACTCGTCCCCGGGCGGACGGGTCCCCGCTTACTACCCAATAGCAGCCAGGAGAGGGTGAACTCGGGCGCTTATGCGGCTTATCCAGACGACTGGACCTGAGCAGACATCTCTGTCTCGGGTGTGCGACGGGCTTCGAACCCGCGAGTGCGTTACCGCCCAGCTTCACAGGCTGGTACCTAATGCCTACCGGTTTCACACACCATGTGATGTTTCTGACTCCAGTGTACCCGAAGCCAGCCTTACTGTCAAACCCTCGGTACGTACCCGGCTGGCGTGGTCCTGAACACCATGTACATGCTCTGCCCGTCAGCCCCGCCAGCATCGATCTGCCTGGTCTCAAGGGTGCGAACGGCAGCGCTGGCCCCGTTGCCCCTGCCCCCGAGCTGGATCTCCGGGCCACGGGCTGACAGCCCGCAGTCGAAGCACTTCTCAGTGGGCATCGTGCCCCTGCCTCCTGGCATCTTACTCCCGGCGGGAAGGTAGTTGCCCGAACCGCACTCGGGGCACTCAGTGTGGTACTTGTCGATGTTGTCGAGCTCCCACTGGGCAAGCTGCTCGGCTTCCTCCGCAGTCAGGACGTTCTGGGTCGCCTTGTTGGTCTTCTTCTGCTTGAGTCGCTTGACGTCAGACGCAGACAACCCTCCCTGCTCGTGGTACTCGGCGGGCTCGTAAGCCTGGCCCGGAGCAGCCTGGTCAGGCCATTCGTCTACCGGGTCCTGCCACCATGCGCGCTGCTGTGCCCGGGGCGCTGACTGCACCGGCCGCTGCTGTGGCGCTGGCGTTGCCGGGCCTAGCGCCTTATCCCAAAAGCTCACTTGAACTTAGCTCCGTATTCCAACACGCCCGTCTCGATCAGGTGCGCGATGATCGTGTGGACCGACGCGCAGACGACCAGGGCATTCTGGTTGACCATGACAGACCTAAGTGTATCGCGGTCGTCGCCCTCGACGTTAGACCTCGCGATGACGTACTCGCTGAACGCCCTCGCCGCAAGGACCGACATGCCCGACAGCGGCTCGGACAGGGGGCGCAGGGTCTCAAGCCGGGCCGTGGACTGCGCCCGCTCGACTGCCTCGCCGTCAGAGGACACCGGGACCAGACCCAGGGACTGCTGGATCTCCACGACGCTCTCGTGCGTTACCGTCTCGGGGAACACATCGAAGATCATCTCTCGTAGAATCCTCGGTCCTGCGCTGGTCACGGTGTCTTCCATGCTTCCTCCTGGATATTGTGAGGGCAAGTACCCCCGGCGTCATGACGTCCACAGTTGCAGTTGTAGCAGAGGATCTGAAGCCTCTCTGACTCAGCGAAGTTTGTTGCCACCAGCCAGCGCCACGTCTTGTCGCCGCCGACCCTGCCTACTCCCATACTACGGCGGTGATCTGCTCCGTCGTTGTTAACGTGGTCCAAGGTCAAGAACACCCGCTCTGTTTCCCCGCAGCAGGCACACCTTGCACCGTAGTGCGCAAGCACCTTGTCCTTGATGTCCTCACGCCACTTCTTGCAGTACTCGCTGCGTGCAAGACGGGCATCGGGATGCGTAGCGTAGTACTCCTTCATCGTTGCAGACCAGCACAACTTACACTCGGCCCGATGCCCGTCCTTCGCCCGCCTGTCCTTACTGAACTCTTCTACGTCCTTCGAGAGCTTACAGACCTTGCACGTCTTATTCATACGATAATTCTATCGCACGAACGATCTCACTTGGCGTGTGACCATCGGTCGACTACGTGTACGTCTACCTTGAGAGGCAGGTTGACGTACTTCTGAATGCCAGGACCCGTCATAGCCTCGATAAGGCATGCCTTAGCCGAATCGATCTTGTCAAGCGGTGCCTGGATGACGAGCTCATCGTGGACCGTGAGCAGGAGATCCCAGTCGGGCTCCCTCATCTCATGGTACCTGACCATGGCGAGCTTAGTCAAGTCAGCGCTGCTGCCCTGGATCTTGGAGTTGAATGCCTGGCGCTCCGAGTACATCCTCAGCCCGTCGTCAGCCGACAGCAGCCCCGGAACCCTGCGCACCCTGCCCATGATGGTCGTGGTGTGCGGGGGCATGCCCGTCTTGCGCATGCTGTGACGCCTTGCCTCCCTGAGAACCTGCGCCCTGAACTCCCCGATCTCCGGGGTGTTCCTGTCGTACGTGGCCTTGAACTTCTTCGCCTGCTCGTAAGAGCAGCCCATCATCGACGCCAGCTTCTTGATGCCCGCGCCGTACACGGTGGCGAAGTTGATCGACTTGCCGTAGAGCTGGCGCTTCTTCTTAGCCTCCCTGTCCTCGGCGTTGACGAGCTCTTGCAGTGCCCGGGGGTCAAGGTCGAGAGCCATCGCGGCGGTCAGCGTGTGAGGGTCGATCCCGTTGAGGAACCCGTCCCACATCGCGCCGTGCCCGATGAAGTGGGCCAGCAGCACGAGCTCGATCTGCCCGTAGTCAGACACGATCATGCCGTAGCCCGGGTCGGGGATGAACATGTCACGAACCATCTTGCCCAGCTCCGTAGCCGGTGACGGCACGTTCTGGAGGTTGGGCTCGCGGCACGAGAACCTACCCGTGGCTGCGCCGTATTGGTAGAAGTCGGGGTAGACCTTGCCATCGAACACGCGGTTCGGCTTGGGCTTGGACTTGGGCGCGTCAGGATCACCCAGGTACCCGATGACGTACGTGCCGTAGACCTTGCTCGTCTCACGGTACTCCATGAGAGCGTCGACAATCGGGTTGCCGCGAGACGAGTCAAGAGACTCGTCGTCAGTCGACCAGAACGAGTGGTCCGGAGTCTCCCCGGCGTCGACCCTCTTGCGGCCCCCGTCAGTCAGCTTCCATCCCGTGATGCCCGCACCGCCCTGCGACTTCGGCTTGTACAGCAGAGCCTGCATCTGCATGGGCGAGTTGAGGTTGACCTTGCGCCCCGCCGCCGCGTAGAACTTGCGCTCCCTCTCGGCCACCAGGACAGACAGCTCAGCCCGGAGCTGCTCAAGCCTGTCGGTGTCCATGCGCACCCCACGGCACCTCATGTCAGCCAGCACTGTCGTCAGCGCCGCCTCCATGTGCCACAGCTCCTCAAGCCCGGCCTCGATGATCCTCGGCTTGTGCTTGAGGTACTCGGACCATCCGTACACCAGGTCGTAGTGCAGGTACTGGGCGACCACGTTCATGCGGTGTATCTCAACCTGCTTGCCGACCGCAGCGTCGTCGTATGTGAACCCGTAGTCGGCCTTGGTTGTGTACTTGAGGCCGTACCTCCTGCGGTTCTCATCGAGAAGGTGCAGCATCTCGATCGTGCATGCCAGGATTCCGTTGGGTACCTGCGGCCTGCCCGTCTCGTCCGGCCTGTACTTGGCCACCGCTGCGCCGTCGAACGTGGCACCGTGAGATGACTGGGTGATGTCCTTGTCAGCGAACAGCGGGTTCAGGATCTCGAACACGACATCGCGGGGGATCTGCTCGGGCGGCTTCGAGTACACGGGCACCCGGAAGTTCCTGATCTTGCCGTTGACGTCGGCCCTCGGGTCGAGGGCCTCACCGATGATCTCGTTGCCGATGGGATGGCCCATGGGGATCTTGATGACCCTCCCGTGGGTGGCCATGCCCATCCATGTGACCTGGTTCCTTGACGGCACTCCCCGGTCGTCCTGGCCCGGGGCTGACGGGATCGTCTCCACGTCGTAGAACATTTCCCCGTTCTCGGCTACCCGCTCGCAGAATTCCTCCAAACTACGAACATCGTCAGCCAGTATGATTCCGGTCTTGATCATGCGCCCTCCTTAAATGCGAATAGCCCCAGGCTACAGCCTGGGGCTAGACGTGTCAACTAGGGGAGGGACTCCACGAACTCCTGGATCTCCGACAGGGTCTTGTACTTGACGTACGACTCGTCGTACATCTTGGGCGCGAGGGTCGCACGCTGCGCTGATGTCAGCGGGTGGAGCGACGGCCACACGGCCTCGATCTCGTCGGCAGGCTGGCGGTCGACGGAGTAGGAGTAGATGCCGTTGCGGCCCTTCTCCTTGCTGACCACGAAGTACGTGTCCTCGTCGTCCAGGGACCTGCCCCTCTTGACGAGCTTGTTGTACTCCTTCTGGATCTTGGACGTGGGATCAGCCGACGCCTCCCAGACCAGAACCTTGCCCGGGGACGCGATGTCCACGACGTTGAAGAAGCAGACCGGCTTCGCCTTGTCCCCCATGTCGCACATCGGGCAGTAGTCCTCCTGCTCGATCAGGCACCACTCGGCCCGGGTGACCTGGCTCTTGCCGTCTTCGGACGGGTACTTGATCCAGTGCCGCAGGGCGTAGGTGAAGTTCTCGGGCTCCAGGAAGGCGATGACGAGCGAGTCGTCTTCCACCTTGAGGGTCGTGGTGTTCAGGCCCGCCGCCGCCTTGTTGTAGCCGCCGAAGCCTCGGCGCTGGGGGCGTCCTGCTGGTGCTGCCTGGGTCTCGCTCACGGTGTTCTCGCTCTCGTTCTCGGTAACGCGTGTGGTGTTCCTCATTCTCTTACCTCCATTGTACTCTAGCGGATACTGTGCTCGCGCATGTAGATGAACCTCTCCAGCACCTTGTGCGTGAAACCGGTCCTCTTAACGCTGTTCCTCGTTGATGGGTAGAGTACACCTTCAGCGCGGGCGATGTCAATCACTGCCTCGCACTGAAGACGTGTGTAATACCTGCGCTTGCCCCGGGGGTCGCCTCCCTTGCCCGGCACGAAGTACCCGGACTTGGGCAGGATTCCCTCGGCTTCCCAGCCACGGATCGTGACCGCCTTGCGACCGCCGAGCAGGTAGGCAAGCTGGCCTGTCGTGAAGCACTCTACCTCACGTCCCTGGATTGTCAAGATCCTGCCCTTGGGCCAGATGATGTCAGGCTCTGGCTCGGGGTCAGGAGTCCTTACCGCGCGCTTCATCTTCGAGCCCGGGTAGGTGTCGCCCGCGTAAGTCGCGAGGAACCCGTCCATGAAGTCCTGGGTGCCCTGGGGCGATGTGTCCACGGTCATGACTTGACCGCCACGATCGCGTACGTTACATCCTCGGTGATGAGCGCGTCAAGCTCGTCGTCCGTGATGTACCCGAGCTGGTTGGCCGCGTACAGCGCGTCCTCATCGAACGACCGTGTCACCACGGCCTTGAACACGTCCTCGTACAGCCCCTTGTCCTTAGCCAGGGTCTCCGTCTTGGCCAGGTCGATGCGGGACGACAGCCTGCGCTGGGCTGCGACGGCCTTGTACTCTACGCCGTTGATGATCAGGGGCTTGGGGAAGTCGTAGACCAGGTGCCCGTTCTCATCCTCGCGCACGTCTTCCGCGCCCGACATGAGGTGCTCCTTGATCGTGTCCCTGCCGTTCGTCTTAGCCTTGGCCGCCGTCGTCTCGGCATCCCTCTGGTACAGGAACATATGCACTGCCTGGGTCAGGTCGCTGACCATGCGTGTGTCTGCCACGATAATCCCTTCTGCGAATAGTTACTAGTCTACTCGTTGTTCTCCCACGCTTCGATGACGAGCCTGGCGTGCTTGAACAGGGACACCACGTCCTTGTACACCCTGCCGTTGAGGGTCTTGCCGTCGATGGCCGCGAGTGAGATGGCAGCCTTGAACATGCGGACCTCCATCTTCCGGGCCTCGATCGTGCGACGTGTGATCACATCGACCACATGGACCACGTTGAATGCGGAGCTTGCCCGGACATGACGCCCGTTGATCTGCGTGGCCAGACCGTCTCCCCACGGAAGGTCGATGTTGATCAGCCAGTTAGCCACCGGGAGGTCGGTGCCGTAAGCGCCCGCGTGAGACGAGATGAACACGCGCACATCGTCGTCCTCAAGGAAGGAAGCGATAGCGGACTCCTTGGCTGACGGCGTGAGCTCCCCGTGGTACTGGACGCAGCCGTGATGTTCAAGGTCCCGGTTCAGGACGTCCAGCATCCCACGGTACCGGCTGAACAGGATGACCTTGGCGTCGGGGTCGCCCCTGAGAATGTCATTCACCCGGCCGACAACGTAGTCGATCTTGGGGGTGGCGGCAGGGGGCGCGAAGCCCGACGCGATCAGGTCGACGGCGTACTGCGAGCCCTCCTTGCGCGCAGACTCAGCGATCATCGGAGGGTAGTCGAGCAGCATCTCCATGCAGGTGTGAATCGACATGATCTGGCCCATGGACCCCGCGTTGCTAGTGCCCGGCGATGCGCCGTAGTGGGCCGCTAGGGAGAACGTGCTTGCGCGGGGCGCAGACGCCGCCTGAGCGTCGATCAGGTCCCGGGCCATGTCCACGTACGCCTCAAGGATCTCGTCCGTCGTGTCGACCTCCCAGACGTGGTGCTCGACGTCGGGCAGGTAGTCCCTCACGTCAGGGTCGGTTCGCTTGCGGCGGAACATGGCCGTGCCGAGCCGGTCGAACAGCACGTTGAGGTTCTTGTACCCGAGGACCGCCCCGTCCGTGGAGCGGATGACGTACGCCTTGTCGAACAGATCCCAACGCCCGAGAACGGTCTTGTCGACCCACTGCATGATGCTGAACACGTCTTCGGGCGCGTTCTCGATGGGAGTCGCGGTAAGCGCCAGACGGTAAGGGGTGCGCAGGCGGTCCTTGATGGCCCGGGTCCTCTCCGCTCCCGGTGTCTTGATCATCGAGGCTTCATCGAGAATGGAGAACGCGCAGTTCAGGGTCTCGATGTCAGCCCAGTCTGACACTAGCGTGTCGTAACCCACGATGATGTACTCGGTCTTGAGCTGACGTGCCAGCTCGTACTGCCTCTGCCTGCGCTCCGGGGTGCCGTCGATGATGGCGCAGTACTCGGGCAGGGGGATGTCGATCAGCTTGCGCTTGACCTTGACCGGCTTGGACGGCACGTCGGTGAACTTGGTCAGCGACTTGGCCCACTGGTACTTGAGGTTGGCCGGAACCACGATGAGAACCGAGCGGACCTTGCGCCGGGCGAGGAGGTCTTCCGCGATGGCGATAGACGTGGCCGTCTTGCCCAGCCCGGTGTCAAGGGCGAGCAGCATGGTGCCCCGGTCCATGAACGCAGAAAAGGCGAGCCCCTGGAACGGGAACAACGGCATCCGCATCGCCATTGTTCCCTCCCAGTCGCTCGCCTAGTAACTCCTATGTCCAGTCTACACCCTGGAAGTAGGTGAATGCAGCCGGTGTAGCGCACTCCAGCCCGTGCCTGATCTCCTTCTCGGTGAGGTGCCCGGGGTCTCGGTCGTCCGCAGTATGCACGTACGCTCCCTTGACGTTGGTCACCGTGCCGTAGTTGAAGATCTTGACCTGGCTCCTGGCGTACGGGTTCTCGCTGATGAACTTGGACAGCCGCCGGTACGCAGCGATGTCATTGTCGAGAGCGAAGTACACGTCGTCAGCCAGAGGCCACAGCAGCTCGTTGATCTGGTAGTCGGTGAACGACGCGCCCAGTGTGGACACGACGCGCCCGACCCCGTACCGGTAGAACCTAGCCGCCTTGAGCGGGTTCTCGACTACCAGGACAGGACCGTCAGTGCCCGTCTTCTTGAGGTGCCGGTACCCGAACACGGTCGAAGCCTTCTTGATCTTGACGGGATGGTTGATGACGAGGTGGGACTCATCGCCCCGGCCCTTCGTCTGCCACCCGATCAGCCTGTCCGTGAAGGGATCGCGGAGCACGCAGATCCACCAGTTCTTGTCATGATCGAACGTGATCTCAAGGTCGTGGCATGCCTGGAGGGACAGGTCACGCTCGATCAGGGCATCCTCCGGGGGCTCTGTGAAGCTCCACATGTCAGCCTCGTGAACTGACGGGGGAGGCACGTCGATGTCCATGGTGGCCACGCCGAGCCGGACCTTCTGGGTCCTGATCCACGCAGTCGCCTCGCCCGCCCTGGCACCGTTGACAACCTGCACGAGCCATCGGAAGCTGCCCCCGAAACCGCACGAGAAGCAGTGATGCTTGCCCGTTTCGAGATTGCACGACCAGCTAGGGCTGGAGTCCCGGTGCTGAGGGTTCGGGCACAGTGCCACCGCCTCGTCATCCTGGACGTGCGCCTCGATCCCGAGGTTGGCCAGCGCCGACTCGATGTCAGCGGGAACCACGTCGGGCAGGTCAGTAGCCTTCCTCATCGTCCTCATCCGCCTCCGCTACGTACGCCGTGAACGAGAAGGTGTCGTAGTCCCACTCGCCCTTGACTGTGTTGATGAACCCGCGACGGATCGCTGTGTTCTTGATCGTCAGGATGTTGTCCTCGCCCTTGTCGAGCGTGAACACCATATCAGACGCCATGCGAAGCCCGGTGCCTCCCATCATCGACACGTCATCGATGCCGCCACCGGCCTTGCCGAGCTGCTTCTCCCTCGCCTGGTGGGTGACCACGACCGGGATCTTGAGACGCAGGGCCAGGTTCTTGAGGTCCCTGGCCAGGTTGTCGTGCGCCTCCCAGGATGAGCCCGGGGTGCGGCCGGTCGACTCGTCGGTCATGAAGTAGAAGCCGTCGATGTAGATGATCTCGGGCTCCGCGCGCTCGATCTGGTACTCCAACTCGGACATGGTGAACTTGGCGACCGGCTGGACGATGGTCAGCGCCTCGGCGGCCTCTGCCATCTCGCGCTTCCAGAAGTCCCTGACCTTCTCCTCATCCGACTTGGACAACCGGAAATCCTTGGTGCTGGCGATGTAAGGCCCGGGGTTGACACCCGCGCCGTAGCAGGTCAGCATGTCGCGAACGTCATCGACGGGGATCTCGGTCGACACGAACAGAGTGCGCCTGGGATCGAGGTCTTCCTTCTTCTGGAAGGAAGTCCTGCCGAACCACGCGTGGTACGCCGACTGGATCAGGATCGTCGTCTTGGTTGACTTGGCCCGGCCGATCAGCGAGATGAGCTGACCGTCCTGGAAGCCCGGGAACTGGGTGTCCAGCGCCTCGATGCCGAATCCGGGGCCGGGCTTGCGCACCATCGCCAGGCGCTCGGCCAGGTCGAAGTCCTTGCGGTCCCACGGCGTGGACAATGCGACCTGCGACTGCTTGTACAGAACCTTGCGGGCAGCCGCCATCATGATCTCGGCAGCGCCACGGTGGTCTCCTGCGATGACGGCGCGCTGTGCGTCAGCGACACCGGCCTCGGACTCGTACATGTCGATGGCGTTCTTGGCCAGGTCGGTAAGCTCCCGGTCGTCGTACGAGCTCGACCTGATCCGGTACGACTCGGGCGGGTACGACCTCTGGAACATCGGCAGGTCCATGACCTTGCCGTACTTCTCGACGTGCCGAAGGATGCTCCGGTAGGCGTCGATGTCCTGGCCCTGGAACACCGCAGCGTACGCAGGGTCGAGCTCGTTTTCCATGAACGCCAGGGTCAGCCCGGCGTCGATGTACGGCCGGATGTTGGATGTGTGCAGGACACGGGCCACGATCTCCCGGCCCAAGATCATCTTAGCCATTATTCGATTCCCTTCTTGGCACGCCTGTCGGCGTACACCCTCCACAAGCAGCGTGTGATCTCTTCCAGGACGACCGCGTTGAAGAACATCCCGATGATGTCCTCGGTCGTGTTGCAGTACGCCCAGGCGTAGTTGGCCCGGAAGTACCTGACCATCATGCGCCCGAACTCTGCCAGTGTCAACTGCCTGCCGTCTCCGTTCCTGAACCGGTCAGGATGATCCCGGTACATGTTCCGGATGTCTGACTTGTCCAGGGCAGCCTGCCCGGCCTTGAAGAACCAGGCTGCGTTCTTCGAGCTGGGGATTCGCTCCTTGTACAGGAACAACTCCAGCTCCTCGGCGATACTCCAGGCGACGTCATCAGGCCGGTCACGACCCACAGCCTGGGGGGTGGCGTTCCCCGCCCTGACGAAGCCTGGCTTGTCCTCGTCTGCCCCGATGTACCTGCGCCGGGGTTCCTTCTTCTCGAACGTCATGTCTACCTCCTGCCATGAAGGTACTTTGCCCGGGGGAACGTGTCAACCTCGCGCGTGTTTAAGTAGATTGGGTAGTTTGCTTGGTAAGTTGAGGCGGGTAACCCTGTGTTGTAGTCAAGTTAAGTAAGTATCAAAGTCAAGTACTGCCCACCCCCCTACCCCCCTCCCAGTATGCACCACACTGCCCGGAGCGCCAAACATGGCAGTAGCTTGACACATCCGGGCAGGTCCCGTACAGTACTGGTCATGGAGGAATCACTAGAGACATACGCCCTGTGGGGCACGGGGGACATCACCCCGGTCAACGCCAAGACCCTGCTGGATGAGTACATTCCAGAGCCTGACAAGGTCGGGTCAGTCTACCGTCCGGAATACGTGGGCCGCGAGCTCAAGGGTCTCCGTATCGTGCAGGACTACTTCGAGGACCCGTCATACGGCGGGGCCGGGGCAACAGAGGCCACCACCGACCCCCTGGCGTCGCTGCTTGAGGCGAGGGAGCAGGAGGGCGACTCGGTTTACCTGCTCATGCTGTGGCCCGAGAACCCGACCCGGGAGGACTTCGCGTTCGTGAGGTCATTCCAGGACAAGTCGATCCCGGTCCTAGACCTGTGCCGCGCCATGGACGAGCTCGACCTCACGTTGTACACCGAGCCCGAGCCGCCTAAGGAGCCCGCCGTCAAGAAGGCACGAGCCCGCAAGACCCCGGTCGAGCCCGCACCCGAGGCACCTGTCGAGGAGCCCAAGTCTGACCTCAAGACCGCCGTCGAGGCAGAGATCAGCCGGGCCGCCGAGATCGAGCGCACCATGTCCGAGCGTGTCCACGTCGGCAAGCCCGTTGACCTGGGTACGATGCGATGGTCGTGGTCACCGGACATGCCCCTTGCGGCATCCGAGATGGTGACCACGACCATCGCATCGGACTGCTCTGGCACCGAGTGGGTCTCGGACCAGCTCCCGTTCGATCCCCCGCTACCCGAGGCCGAGTCCCTGGTCACCCCGACCCTGCGCATGCTCAACATCGAGACCGGGAGCCTTGAGCCCACGGCTATCGAGCTCGGGCTGCTGCGCCTGATCCGTATCATGATCAGGGCCGAGGTTGCCGAGCAGCTTGCGTTCAATCAGACGACGCTGCCCCGGACCCTGTCTAACAACCTGCTGGACGGGGCGGATAAGGCACGTGTAACGGGCACCGCCCCGATCGACACGGGAGATGACACGCCCCCTTTTGACGGTCCCTACGTTGGCATCGACACCACGGCGTGGTACCGTTCCAAGGTAGGGAAGATTCGCCCGGCCGAGGGAAAGCCCAGGCGGGGTGAGATAGCGCAGAACCTGACGGCCGAAGAGGTCGAAGAAGCCCGGAAGGCAGGACGTATTAGTGATTGACGGAACAGGGCAGGACATGATGGACCTGCTCCTCGAACTTGAGGAGCGGGGCTACGATCTTTCAGAGACTCGCATCGAGCTTCAAGGCGGGGACTGCTGGTCTGGCGAGTACCAGCTCGCCAGGGTCGGAGCGTACATGAACCTGTACCTGGAGCGTTAACGAAGTAAGGCCCGCCAGGAGCGAATGCTCAGACTGGCGGGCCTTACTCTCACGGAAAGCAGGAGGGGTACCTTCCGGTGCAGGGGAGGGACCTGCGTTATCACTATATCAAAGTTTTGTCAAGGAGGCAACCATGATGAACTTGATGAGTGCTGTGTGCTAAACTGACCTCATGATGAACACCGAGAAGCTATGTGAAGCAAGGCGTAGGCTGATGGCACGCAGAATCATTGACGATGCAGGGTGCTGGAGGTACGTGAACCGCAAGGGCGAGATGCCGAACCGCTATGTCAAGCTACTGATCGATGGAGAGCTAGACGGTGCGCACAGGTGGTCCTATCGTGCGTTCGTAGGACCGATCCCTGAAGGACAACTAATCCGCCACGCATGCGATACTCCTGGGTGCTGGAACCCTGCACATCTTTCGACTGGAACCCAGGCTCAGAATATTAACGATGCCGTCCTACGTGGGCGCACGGCAACGAACCGAGGTGGGGCCAAGCTCAGCGCCGACCAACTCCGTGCAATCATAGAGACCCCCAGGTACTTCGGAATGGTGAACGATCTGGCAGTGGCGTACGGAGTTCACAGAACCACTATTACGAATGTTTTGCACGGTCGAACATGGGGTGGTGTGTGATGCTCCGGGGAAATCTGTCTAACGAGGTCAGGCCCAGGGTCCTGCTTGTGTTCGAGGGCGCGCTCGGCTTCCTGTCCGACAAGCGCGTCAAGGAGTTCAACCGCTGCTGCTCCGAGGGAATGTGGGGCGAGGGCTGGGGTCTATGGGAGCTCAACGACCTCATGATGCGCAAGATCTGGGACGTCGTCCAGCGGCAGATGATCCAGGTCGAGGTCGCCACCCTGTTCATCCCCGAGGACTTCTGCGACGTAGCGGCGACAGGACTCCAGGAGACTCTGGATGATCACGGACTCCCAGTCTCCCGCGTCTTCGCGATGGAGGCACCTCGGCTTGCCCGTGAGATCATGTTCATGCCTGACCTGGCATGTGTATACGACGCCAATCCCGAGACTGCGGCCTGCTACGGCACCAAGGGACGGCTCCTGCGGAATGTACATGACTTCTGCCGTTTCTAAAGCGCAGGGATGTGAGACATGACCGGGACGGGCACCATTTCGGGCACGTCATCCGGGGCATCATCCGGCACTTCGTCCGCCTCGTCCTGCTCGGCAGGGTTAGGGAACCCCCGGGTCAGGATGTCCATGACCTGAGGCGGGTGCTCCCTCAGCCTCCGGATCGTCGCACTCATCTCCTTGACAGGCAGCTTGAAAGGCTCGTGGCCCTGTAGCCTGATGCCCAGCCACTGGTACAGGAAGCCCATCGGGATGCACATAGCGAGCGCGATAACGATCTTCCACGGCAGGCACAGGCCGAGGAGAGCCGCCACGAACATGATGAGGGGATTGAACTTCTTGTCAACGCTGAACGGGAGCAGGTTGACTACAATTGCCGACGCGCTTACAGCGGCGGGCAAGGCTACGAGTACGCTCACATAGTTCATGAACCCATGTTAGCCTACGGCGTGTACTGGCTCGGCTCGGTGTAGTAGACAGGATCGTAAGCGTGCAGCCCGAGGGGCAGGTTGTTGGCCAGCACCTCGTTGACCACGGAGTACGCGATGCTGCCTCGATCATAGTAGAACGACGGGGACAGCCCGGGAGTACCCGACCAGGCCCATCCCGGTGAGTACCCGTCCCCGTATTCCGGGGTGGCCTCTCCCGGGAACACGCTCACAGCGGTAAGATCGAACACACCTGATGTCTGCCCTGTCACAGGCACCCCCCAGAACCCGAGGACCATGCTCGACTCTGCGGCTGTGAAGATCACAGACGGCTCGTACCAGTTAGGCACGGTCCCGTTGTACGACTCCATCACGGTCGAGCTGAGGGTGCCCTCGGGCACAGAGCTGCCCATCTCAGCGTAAGTTACCGACCCGCCTGACGCCCCGGGGCTGATAACCACCTGGATATCGTTGAGGTTCCCGTTCATCCCCGCTGCGGCGACAGGCCACACGAACCCGGAAGCAGTGTACGTCTGGCCTACGATCAGCCCCGACACCGTGGTGTACACCCCGAAGTACGGGGTCGTGCCGGATACTTGCAGGCTGTACGGGGGCGGCCCGAAAGGCGGGGGAACAGGCGGGGTGGGGGGAATCGACCCAGCCAGGTCTAGGATGAAACCGCCAGCCAGGTCCAGGAGAGGCAGGCCGGTCAGGTCTAGGATCTCTGCCATTAGAACATGAGCCCGTACTTGCGGGTCAGGTAGGCGTTGACTGTGCTGATCTGGCCCTCCGACGCGGCCACGTTGTACTTGATGAACTCCAGCAGGTGCCCGGAGAAGCCGTTGGTGGCGTCAGCCGCCGCCCCGAACTGCATAGTCGTCGCAGTGTAGGTGGTCGCGCTCGTGCCGGACAGGGGCACCGTGTTGACATCGATACGGTACGACGTCCCCGATACGAACTGGACCATGACAAGAGCCGGAACCCCGGCGGCGAGAGTTGTCGTGGATGTCGCCACGACCGTGCCTCCCGTGGCCGCCGAGTACTTCTCCAGCACCACGGCTCCCGTGCTCGTGATGCGGATCGCCGCCGCAGTAGTGTTCGAGGTCGGGCTGACCAGGTAGCCGTACGTGGTGCCACCGGCTCCGGTCGGAAGCGCAGTCGGGAAGATGACCATGAAGTACGTCGCCGTGCCCGTGTCCTGCCAGCCGCCCGCCATGTACTGGACCGCGCTGAACTGGAGCGAGGGCCAGTCCTGTCCTCGGATAACCACCGATTCGTGACGGCACACAGGCCCAGCGCCCGATGTCGTCGGGCCGTTGAAGGACCCTGTGGAAGCCAGGTCGTGTACCTGCTGCTGGAGGGCGTTCGCCCCGGTGTAGATGACCGACCCGTCCGGGTACCTGAACGACTGCGCTGAGTTGATCCAGGACAGCACGGCACTGTACCCGCCGATGGTCTCGGGCGTGAAGTACGGGTGATCGACTGCCGGGTAGTCGTGGATGACCTTGCGCGCCCTCGCCTGGTTGATCGGCTCGTACTGCCCCGTCCCGTTGTACGCTCCGTAAGGCCCGGCGTTAGAATCCTGAGCGGTGAGGCTCCACGCGAGGGCAGCGAACGTCGACTCGGATCGGAACACCGTCTCCAGGTACATCTGGTAGTACCTGGCCTGCGCCTCCCAGCTCATCGCGGGCAGCCCGTTGGTGTCCAGGTCAGCGTCCGTGTACGCGCCGTAGTGACCCTTCGCCCACGCTCCGTGCTCATCGAGGATCTGCGGCTTGTTGATCGAGTCGAACAGGAACAGGGGGCTGTACCCGGCGGTCGAGTAGTCGTGGTAGCTCGTAAGGTCGAGGGAGGCGATGACGGTGGCGTACGACGCGATGTTAGCCCACCCCATGAAGTTGCCCGGAGTGGAGATGCCCATGTAGACCAGCGCGTTCGGGGCCAGCGCCTTGATCCACCCCGCCATCGTGGTGCAGTAGGTAGTCCACGCTGTCACGTTGGTGATGGTGGCGTCCTGAGGCTCGTTCATGATGTCGTAGACGGACACCAGGGGGTTCTCTGCGAAGGCAGTGACCACAGCCGTAACCCAGTCCTGAAGGCTGTTGCTTCCGTACACCGAGTGGAGGTACTGCTGGCTGGTGATCCAGGCCACCGTCTTGGCGTTGCTCGTAATGTCGGGCTGCCCGGTCTGGTTGTACAGCTCGTTGTGGTCACCCCAGGTGCTTAGCACGAAGATGAACCTGTGCCCGTAGGGAGCCGCTGCTGCCACCAGGCTCTGCAAGGACGCGATAGTGGAAGCCCAGGAGAAGCTGCCCGGGACCGGAGCGTACGCCCACGTCCTGATCAGGGTGCCCGGGGGGAGCTGGGCGAACAAGTCCTTCGCCGTCTCCAGGGTGTAGGTCGCCCCCTCAGGCGGGTAGTACGAGTAGATGTTCCACCCGGCCGACCTGTACTGCGCGCCTCCGCTGCCGATTCGGACGACAGGATAGGTTCCCGTGTCGTCTACCGTGAGCCACTGCTGGTAAGCCGCTAGCTGACCCACGGGGAACAAGGCGACCGACCCGGCAGACGACTCCCCGAGGTTACTGACATCGACTCCCAGAAGGTAGTCGCCGCTGGCGAGCGGAGACGCAGCCGGGTACAGGTTAATTTCTGGCACGGTATGTCCTACAATCCTGGTGGTGTGTCGACAACGGTCATGGTGGTCGTGATCGACGGGGAAGAACTTTCGATAGCCGTCCATCCGGTGGAAACCTCGGAGTAGAACGCCGGGTTGGCCACGTAGTTAAGCTCAGTCGGGGCGATCACGGCGGTGAGAGCGCGAGGCCGCGTGTACGCAGTCGGAACGATCTGATTGCCGCTACTCCACGGTACCAGTTCCGACTGGACGTGGCTGAAGTTGACTGCCTCCCCGGCTGTCATGGACGGAACCTGGTAGCCCACGGCGAAGTACGCTGCCGCGTTCCACGTGTTGACGCCCGCGTTGCTGACCCTGTTGCCCGGCGCGGTGAACGTGGCGAACGGGCGGGTGTAGCCCGCGCTGCCCGACGTGTTGGTTCCTGTTGACACTCCCGCGTTGTTCCACCCTACGAGGCTCTGAGCCGGGTCGACGTCGGTCGGCAGGAACATAGCGAAGTCATCCAGACCGGCCAGCATGTACACGACGGTGAACGACGGGACGGCCACCGAGCCGCCGGGTCCTGTGTAAGGCCCGTCGATCCACGTCTGGGGCACGCCTGACAGATCGATCTGCCCGGTGATCTGGGTAGGCCCTGCTGTCGGGTCGGTGAACACGAGCGGGAAGCTCGCCCCGATGACCAGGAACGAGCCCGCGCCCTGGGTGGTGATGGCCCCCGAGTCACCGATCTGGAACTGGTAGGGCTTGTAGCTGGCTGACGCCTCGGCCGTGCCCACCCAGACTCCGAACATCTGGTCGCCGTCGATGTAAGGGGTCGGCAGGATGCCGTCGTTGAGCGCGGTCTGGGGCTCGTACTGAACCGAGTCGATGTTGAATGAAGTCGCCTGCGGGAACTGGGTCTCGATGTAGACCGCGATCGTGTCCCCGGACACCAGGGCCAGCCCGGTGATTGACACCGTCTGCCATGACGTGGTGTCATCGAAGTACACGGTAGTCGATCCGATAGATCCCGACGCGGCCACCGAGTACGCGAACACGTTGAGGTACCCTGTGTCCCCGGGCTGGTTGGCCTGGATAGCGAAGCTCACAGCCCCGTCAGAAGACGCCAGAGCGACACCAGGAGGCAGGATGACT